TTCCGCTGGTGTCTGCCGTCCACGTTTGGTGGGCGCATGCTGCGTTTGTTCGACCTTGGTCAAAGGATAGAAGAGCAGATCGTTGACAACATAAAAGACAGCGGCCTGATATCTATCGCCTCGCACGACAAAGACGGCAACCAGTTTCGTGCGTCGTTCTTTGGTGGTCACTTCGCAGGTTCATGCGACGGGCTGCTGAAGGGTGTGTTGCCACCACCAGAAGAGGAGCTCGTGCTCCTGCTCGAGGTGAAGAGCGCAAACGACAAGCGGTTCAAAGAGCTTGTGAAGCTACAAAGCTATGAGGCTTGGAGTGAAACCTATCGCTGGCAGATCCATGCGTACATGGGTGCCCTGGGCCTGACCAAGTGCATGGTTGTTGTGATGAATAAAAACAACAGCGAAATCTACTCAGAGGTGATTGAATACAACGCCGCTATCTGGGAACGCGCACAAGAGAAGGCAGAGCGCATCATATGCAGTGACGCGCCACTCAAAGATACACGCCGCTCAGAGAAAGATTGGCGCATGAAGAATGAGCCTGATCTGTACAAAGACATCTACTACGGACGGCGCTTGCCTGAGTCGGTGAACTGCAGGAACTGCATACACTCAAAGCCATTGACTGAATCAAATGGTGCAGTGTGGTTATGTAAGAAGCGAAACCATGCTCTCTCGCTTGATGAGCAGCGTTCTGGGTGCGATAAGCACATGTGGATACCTGAGCTAGTGAATGCAGATCACATGCCTGAGAGAAGCACAGAGGACGCCACAGCGTACAGAGTTGGCATCATCGACTTCTACAATGGTGTGAGGCCAGAGGATGGTGAGTACTACTACTCCAGTGCTGAGATGCGTGAGCTATCTAAGGTGCAGTTCAACGCTGAGATGATGATTGATGCTGAGAAGATCAGGGCTGAGTTCCCAGGGAGCCAGATCGACAATATGGATGAACGCACTGCGCCGTTTTGACAGAAAGCCATTTGTCTACCCTTTCTAAAAATCTGTCACCGTGGAGGATAATCTATATGACTGATCTTTTACTTAAATTTTAGTCCCAGCTGCGGGGGTCTTTGACTACCAGTATCTTGGTGCCGGGGTAGAGGGCTTCGACCAGTTTCTTCTTGAGCCTGAACACTTGGGTGATCACACCCTTGGTGTCTTCGACCACCACCTCTTCGCCGCGCTTGTATCGGAAGTCTGCTATGTATGAGCAGATCTTCTGATCCTCGCCATTGACGGTGACCACACAAGGGAAGTCCACCTGGACCTCAAGATCAGTGAGTTCGCCAGCCTGCTCTAGCTGTTTGAGTATCTTATACCTAGCTGCTTCAAGCTTGGAATCAAACACGATGCCATCGTATTCAGTTCGCTTTGCAAAGTATTTGGACTTTGGTCGCTTTCTTTTTGGAACCACACTAATCAATGCCTAGGAGTTTGTTCAACTCTATCTGTCTTAACGCATCAGTGCCACGATTAAACAATGACGTAGGCGCTGTGCTGGGCTGTGTAGGCGCGATTGAAGGCGCAGGCTGTGGTTGTGTAGGGGGTGGAGCAACAGGCGCTTGTGCGGCTTCCTGCGCAGCCATCTGCTCGGCTTTTGCTTGCGGTCTGAAAGCTGATCCTTGAAAGCTTTTCCTAACTTCTGCCATTGCTTCAAAGTCAAATGGATTAGAAAGTTTGTTTTCATTTCCTTGCAGTGCAAACCGTATTGTTTCTTTGCTCGGAGTGAATGCGTTAAACCTACCAGCCATAACAGCGTTAAGCTGCGGGACTTTAGCTTTCTTTAATGGTTTCATAATCTCAGAGGTGGAGAGGCCAAGAGTCCTTGCGTCTTCAATTGCCATATTTAAATCACGCAATGCTTTGAATCGCTGCTCGTTGGCTGTGATGTATGCCTTGGTCATGTCCTCTGCTGATACGTTGCCGCTTGTTTTAGCAATCTGATTGAAAATACCTGATGCATCTCGCACCGCTCTTCCAGCTTCATAACCTCTGTACAGTAATGAAGTTTCAATTCTTGGTTTCACCGCTTTGATTCCTGTCAGAGCCTCCACAAACTCACCAGCTGCATCAATTCTTACACCAGATCGTTTGACCGCTTCCCTAGGATCGGTGATTCCAGCCGCAAGTCCTATTGCTTTTGGAAAATCGCCAACCCTAATATCAAGACCACCAGGGAGAGAAGAAGTAACAGTTGAGGTTAGTTCAATTGGTGACGCGCCGGGTGTCAAACCTTCTGCCAAATGGGCAAAAGACTTACCAATCTTTACATCAAATGGATCTTCATTATTGTAAACAGATCGACCAAACCTAGTTTGATTACGCCCTACATCTAAAATCTTTTCAGTTAATATAGATTCGCCAAGGAAGGGTGAAAAAAACTCTCTTCCGCTTTCCATTGCTGCATCAAAAGCAATTGCATTTAATTCTTTTTCTCCAGTAACGCCTGAGTTGACAGCGTTGAAGATTGCTCTTCCTGAACGAGTTAAGTAGTCATAGGGATTGGTGTACGAGAAGTTGTAAAAGTCTGTGATGCTTCCGTCTTTGTCTGTTGCAAGAGGTATAAGCATTGCGTTCTTTTCCCAATCGGCAGCGAAAGAACGCTTGAAAGCATTCACTTGTTCCATGTCAGAACCAGTAAGCGCAAGACCCCCAGCCATTAATCCACCGTAAAGACCGCCATCAACAGTCAAAGAACCAAGCAACCGACGCATGCCAATAGATCTAATTGCAACGGATTCATTGCCAAGCTCTTTCATTGCTCGACCATAAACACTGGCAGAAGTTCTAATGATTTCAGCAGGGAACGCAACAAAGTTACCGAATGGTAACCGCCTTAGTTGTTGTATTGCTTGAGGTACACGAGCGTAGTTGGGGACTGTGTCCTTGACTATGGATGCAGCTTCTCGTTTTAAAAGCTGTTGAAGTTCTAGGCCACTTAATTCAGAAACAGAACGGCCTCTTAGCATCAATTGGTTTTGGACATCTGTTACTGGTATGTTCTTTGCGCCTTTTTTAAACGCATCCATGAGCCGACCAAGCTCCATTTCATAGCTGTATATCTTCCAGATATCGTCTGATCCTTGATACAGCTTTCCAGCAAAAGTGTTTTGTATATTTGCTGCTCTCTCAACATACTTCTTACCGAAGACGCCTTGCTTAGCGCTAAGCGCATCTTTGAATAAGTTTTCAAACTCACCAATTTTGGCGTTGGTGTTAACGATTCCTAACTCAATGAGGTCATCGTAGTAATTATCTATGTCGCCCTTCTTGATGTTGACAGTGTCATCTGCATTTCTTTGCACCAAAGAACCTGAACGATCAATCTTGGCAGCTAAAGCTCCTGACGCACTGCTCCCTGGTAAATCCACAAGTCGTTGGCCAATTTGGCTGAAGACTGTTTGAGCAGAATCAATTAAGTTTTCTGCATTACCGAAGTTGCCGTTCTTTAGTGCAAAGAAAGATGCGGTGGTCGCGTTTCTTATCTGCGTTACCGGGCTTAAAACTGTCTTAGCAACTTGCGAGAAACCTTTTGCTGCCAAAAACGTGGCCCAAAGCCTGTTAGTGTCCGCACTCAAGAACTGTTGTGGCATATCTTCGATTGCTCTTAGATATTCTTCTTTAACGTACTTGCCTGCAAGAGGCCCATATTTCTTTCTCGCAACGTCTGATACTTCTGTTGCAGTGGACGCGCCTTCCATGCCAACACGAACATAGTTTTCAGCTTCTTGAAATGTTACGTTTTTGGGTACTGCGTCAAAAATAAACCTGTTTGCTTCAGGCAAAGTGCTGTTATAAATATTTAAATTGTCAAAGTACTTTGACTTGTTGATAGCTTTGGCCATGCCATCAATGGTGTCGATGGCTTTCGTTCTAAGGCCAAGGCGTTGCTCCTCTAATGATCTTTGCCTAATTGGTTCAACGCCAAATGTTCCGTCTTTCTTTTTCACTCTTCCAAGCACATCAGATGCACCAGAGTATTCGCCCAAAAAGTCTCTAACTGCAGGAAGATCATCAAGCCTTCTGCCTTTCATTATTCCTTGAGCCACACCACTTAAAGTGCTTTCGGTAAACTGATCTGCTGGCTTCATACTGGCGTTGTTAAATGAAACCCTTTGCCTTAAATCGTTAAGCACTCCTAAAGCAGCCTCTTCAGATATCCCTTGACCTGGGTTTACTGAATTTGAAATCTTCATTATTTCATCAAGCGCACTTCTAACTTGTGGCTCAGTAGGAACATATGCATCTGGATCTTTCAAAGATCGGTACATTCTTGTGGCGTAGTACCCTTTGTTGTCGCCAATGGCTGTCGTAAGTTCATCTGACATCTCTTTGCTTAAAAATGTATCGTCACGAATCGTGTCAGATAATTTGTCTATTTGATTTCTGAATTTGTCTGCTGCATTAAGAAGGCTTAAATCACGCCTGCTTTGAAACAAAGATTTAGACTTTCCAGCTTTGAGCTTTTCATCTAAAGCAACAAGAGCTTGCCTTCCTTCTTCTTTTACAACGCTTCTCGGTTTGAACCCACTTGTGTTGGGCACGCCAACCTCTTCTGCAAACATGTAATTGTTTAAGGAATTTAGTGTGAGGCGTTCATCCGTTTCATTTAAGTTGCCACTCTTCTTTAAAGCCTTGAGTGCGTTATCAACTTCTTCCATGCTTTGTCGAGCACGTTGGTTTTGGGCACTTACTTGTTGAACTCTTAACGCTTGTAGCTGACGGCTGAAAACATCAGGCATTTCGCCTTGAAAGGTTAAATACTTCTGTGCCTTCTTGCTAATCTTGGCTATGTTCTGTTGTAAAAATGTTGGATCATCTATATCAGGCTTGACTCCAACATTTGTCAGAATGCTATCTGGGTTTTTAATTGCTTGTGCAGTCCTCTTAACAACGTCTGTGCTTGCAACTGCATCAACACCTCTGCCTAGCGCAGGGGCTGCAACTCTTACTGCAGCAGGTACTCCAAGCAGCAAAGTTGCACCTTCAGCAGCAACCTTTAATCGGTTACTTAAATCTGCAGCTGCACGTTCAGCGCCAACTAATTCAGACGCATCTAACCTTTTGGTGGGGCCACCATCAAAGAAGTCGCCAAGGGTTTCAACATCAGGAGTTGTAGCAGCAACATCAGCAGCCGCAAATGAACCAATCTGCCCAGCGCGTCCAAGCTGAGCAGCTTTCGCTGCCTTGGCGGCAAGACCACCGGGTACGGCAAATTGTGTAATGAACTTAGCAGCTTCGCCTAAAGTTGTAGATGTGGTTGGTTTGTATTGACCAAAGAATTCTCTTACTGCTTCGGCGTTACTTTCTTCTGGATCAGTAACTAAGTCTGCAAGTTCTGCAGGAAGAGAAGCTATACCCTCAACTGTACCAACAAGACCAGCGCCCACGCCTCGAGCTATGTCGCCTAGAGTTGATACATCTTCTTCGCCAAGCTCAGCCCCGCGCTCAGTTACAGGGTTCTTAGATATGTATTTTTTTGCAGCACTTAAAGCAACATCTTTATCATCTGTATCAATGTTGATAGACCTGCCATCTGGCAAATTTATCGTTATCATTGCGCTATCTCGTTACCTTCTGCATCAACGTTTATGCCGCCAGATGTCGCCTCTCGCGGTTCCATCTTTAAATCTCTTCTAGCAAAACGATCAGCCATGGCATCAATTTGATCAGCATCTAAGTCTTGACCCGCAAAACTTTCGCTAATGCTTTCATAGTATTGTGCTTTTACATTTGAGAACAAAGTTAACTGCTCTAACTGAGATGGATCTTTACTAAGCAGTAAATTAATTCGACCTGCTGCATCAAGATCAGGGCGCTCTTTCTTTAATATCTCAAGCTGTTGCTCAAACGCAGTGCCGCGCTCTTCTTGCTTCATCCTTCTTTCGTCAAGATCTCTCTGCCGCTCAAGCTCTCTGTACTCCTCTTTCGCTAACGTTATGTCACTTAGGAAGTTCCTAGGCACTCTGCCTTCTGTTGGTTGTGCAGCTTTTGCCAAAGCATATTGAGTAGCAGGATCTTGAAGCATGCTGAATATACCACCTGAACTTTCAGGCTCGACTTCTTCTGCTTGCTGCTCAACAAAAGCCTGACTCTCTGGGGTCACAGATGCAAAAGGATCTTCTTCAACCTCAGAAACTGCAGGCGCAGAGGGAGGAGCAGGTGGTTCAAAGCCTTGTTTTAATTGTTCCATGGTGGCGGGCGCATTTCTTCTAGCGCCCTCTTGCATGTACTCAGACATGGGGAACAATTCAAACGGTTCATCAACCTCGCCTGGTTCAGAAAGACCGATTGCTCTACCTAATCTGCTTTGCGCGATGGCCTCTAATCCTTCTCCAACGCCTCTAACTGGCGCAGTTAAGATATCGCCCATGCCTGCGATACCAGATCCAATGCTATAACCAACGTTTGCGGCCATTCTTCTGTCATTCAATAACTGTAAATACTCCTGCTGAACTTCTGGTTTAAGTTTTGCAAAATCTTCAGCACTAATTCCGAGGCTTTCAATTTCTTCAACAGTAACTGGATTTTTTTCAGATACTTGAACTTCTTCAACAGGGAGAGAAGCTATTCCACCAGCAGCTGGAGCAGCCTCTTGAGCCATCGCCTCTTCTGAACCCACCAAAGCAGGTGCCATTCGCGCCGTTTGTCCTCGGCCAAAAGTTTTTGCTTTAGTGTCTCCAACGCCAAGGCGCACAGCCTTTTCTACAACATCAGCAACTTTCTTTCCTTTATAGCCCATTCTTCCAAGCTGAGCGGCAATTGCACCGGGAGCGCCAACTCCACTGGCCATGAGTCCAGCTGTTGTGGTTGCAATTGCAACGTCCGTTGGATCTTCTGGATCAACAATAAAGAAATCAAATAAATCTCTTGCAGTTAACCCTTGGCCTTCAGCAGTTTTTTCTGTGGTGAAGAAATCAGACATAGTGCCGTCATCACCCACAACCATGTCTTTTATCACGCCAGGCATTACACGAGCGTAATCCATAAAACCAAGTTCGCTTTCGGCCTCTCCACCCTCTGCATACCCACGCACAGGCGCAACGCCTGCCATGATGCCCATGCCTTGGCGCTGTTGAGGCGTCTGGAACATTGGCCTGTTCATGATATCGCTGTACATCATGCC